GTTAATGACTTGTGCCCCCTCACGGCTCCAGCACTCCGGTTTGAGGTAAACATTGGTCTTCAGGTAGATTTTCCTTTGGTTCAAATAGGCTTCAACCTGTACAAGGGCCGTGCCTTGCTTATTCAGTTTCTTTTGGCGGTTAAAGACCAACCTGTATCGTATCTTCTCTAGCATATTTTTATTTTAAATTTAGCTATTTCCTCCAAAATAATCAAATTCGACAATATTAATCTTATAATCTTGACCTGGGAGAACTTTTGCCACTTTCGACAAATACTAATAAGGGATTAACAAGGAGAACAGCATATTTTGATTTAATTCAAGGCAAATTATACAAGATAGCATATAAAGAGGAACTATATGTATATAAACCTGTAATATGCTTACTATATGTGCTAAGAAATGGAATATCGTCTTGCTATGTAGCTTCATTAAGTGGGTATCGTAATGGAGTTTCCCATTTTAAATTGATATGTGGAAATGATATCCAATTTAAGCTGTATCAAAAGTTGAATAGCGCTAATTATTTTGACATCATGCTGGAATGCCCTGATAATTCAGCTGGCATTATGGAGATAAAAGCCATGGATGATTTAACGGTTATTGAAACGACAGAACCATTAAGGGATTGGCAACAAATTGCAACAGAATAATAGCATAAGTTGAGAGCTGGGAGGACTGATGAATAGTTTGAAGCTGTTCCCGTT